ATTCTCTGGTAAATCATAACTGTTTAATAAATATGAAAAATGGATAATATCAGTTATTTCCGAATTGGCTACTGTATAGATACCATCATTAATAGAACTATTGATAACATTTAACTTTTTGTTAACATAAATTTTATCATAGAAGTTAGGCTCTGACCAAGTAGATATTTTATTTTGATATTCGGTGTTTATATAGTTGTTAACACCAATAGTATCAATACTATCAATGTATTTATCACTGAAATTGGTTAAGTCGCTGTAATAGTTATAGTACATTAATTCAAATGATGAATTATCAACAGATGTAATTATCATAACAGCATTCTTTTTAGTAGATATTACAACATATGATTGATTCGGATTAGTGAATTCCATCATAGATTCTCTAAATAACAATAATGATCCTTTAGGAAATTTAGTATCGAATTCAATACCATATATCCATTTAGAATAAAAACCAGCATCATTATTAACTGGTTCGATTTTAGTTATTTGAGCTGAAACATTCGTCTTGGAACCATAAAAGTTAAAACCATATTCATTGAATAATTGGAATTTATTTGTACCAAGATTGTTACCTGCTTCAAATGTAAAAGATGGTACCTTCTCTAAAGTATAAAGAGCATATGTTTTAAATGTATCAGTTGAATTCTCATCAAAAAGTAGATTACCTTCAATAAGTTTTGTGCTTTCGTTGTAATTTAAATTTAAACTATCTCCTGATTTGTTAAAAAATGCTAATTGTTTTTGACTTGACATTATATTTTATTAAGTTTTATGTATATATTAATAAATGACTTCTCAGTATTAATATATAAATAAAAAAGGTAATAATATGGGTTTGGATAAATTTGATAAATTCAATGAAGGTTCTGCAGGTGTCGATGAATTGATAAAAAAGACAGAAAAAGATCTAATTAAGGAATTAATTAAGGAAGTTAAGAAATTGAAATGTATGGGAAATAATGCGGAGTATCAAGGATTCCAAGATGCTAAAGATTATGTATTGGATATACTTAATAAGAAAATTGCAAAAACCCCTAAAAAATAGGGGTTTTGTAATTTAATTCATGGTCGAATCGATTGTTGATATATTCTAATAATACTTTACACTTCTCATATTCCTCATCCTCTTCAAGTAGTTTAACTACATTCATCATATATTTTTTGGAATACAATTTTAAAGACTTACCATAAGGCTTACCAGACATTATCCTATTAAATATTAATAAACTTTCCATATTTAATCTTTTTTACCTCTATAATTATCCTCATAAATTTTAATAATATCGTCGAACTCGGCAACCATACCATCTTTGAATTTATCGCTATCATATTTTTGTTTTGAAATATACTCTTTTATAAAATCTGTGTAATCCATCTTACTTGATATATCTAATGAGTTATCAAGATCGATTTCTATAATATCTTCTTCAACATCTTCTTCATTTGTTAAGACAATATCATCGATGTATTCAATAGATGCGAAGGAACTCTTCTCTAAAACCATTTCCAGTTTTCTTCTTAACTTTCTATTACTAATTAATAGGTTATTTGATATTGCGATATCAATATAATCCTTTGTATTTTTTAATAACTCTAATTCATCAATATCCGATTCACTTATAACTCTATGTTTTCTAAATACTGGCGAAACATTGTTAGGTATGAATACCTCATCATCAGTATCGGTGTCTATAATGAATATACCCTTTTGATTATTATAATCGTTTCTATCCATTTGAAATATAGAACCAACGAATGTTATATTACCTATACTTTGTTGTATGTGAATATGTCCTGTCTTAACATTTTTATAACCAGAGAAATCACTTTCGTCTATTTTATCATTGTTTCTATGAGCAACAGAAGTTAAGTGCATTTTAGCACCATTTAAATCAGAGTGACAGAATAAGTAATCACAACCGGAGTGTCTTTTTAACTCATCCACTTGCTCTTTCCTCTTTTCATAAAAAGGCATCATTAATATACCTTTGTTATTATATTCTATCTTCTCGGTATTCTCATATATACGAACACCTGGGATGTGATTAAACTGTTTTAAGCTATTTATATCACCAGTACTTTTAGTGTACATATCGTGATTACCAACTATAACGTGAACAGGGCATATTTTGGATAACTCTTCTAAAAGAAATTGTCCATAATTTAAAACATCAATTGGAATAAAACTTCTATTATCAAATAGATCTCCCAACTGAACTATAATATCGTCTTTCGTAAGTTGTTCTTTTGCTAATGGTATTAGAAATTTCTCAAAGTATTCTTTGGCTACTTTAAACCATTTATCATAATTATTGGGATATCCCATACCTAAATGTACATCACCAATAAGGAAAATTTTACTCATTTAAAAACTATTTTCTAATTATATAGGATTTTAATAGAATTGTTTGTATAATAAAAAAATCCCTCATATAGAGGGATTTTTTATTTTTTGTTAAATGATTAGTAACCAGAAACCAATGGTGGTGTAATCGTAAAGTTATTATCAATGTATTCATCGATGAAATAATCATATACGAAATCAGCAGTTACATCATTAACGATGTCATTTGAACTCCAGTCCATAGCATAACCACTTAGTTTAGTCATTTGAACGTTTTGATATGTCATTCTTCTTAATACAACACCTTTCTTGTCGTGTTGATTAACAATAATAGTACCAATTTGATCACTCTTATAATGCAATGCACCATTTTGTGAGTTGAAAACTAAATCGTACCAAGCTTTCATAGTATTCCAATTCTCCATAGAACCTTGTTGGTTAACATTCACTTGAATAGGAATAGATAACGTTCCGTCAGTTTTGGTTGGAGTTGTATTAAAAACTCTTGTAGAATACTTGAATCTTTGTACTTTTTGAGCTACGTCAAATTCGGTAGCATTCATAGTAACCTTTGTAGCATTTTGTAGCAATAGAATAGGATCTCTACCTTGCGCCTGTAAAAGAACAGGTAAGATAAATGTTATCTCAAATAAATTTAAGTAAACAACCTCATCCGGAAGCGTTCCAGGACCTCCTGGACTACCCACGCCTTGAACCTGTGTATAATGTGGTAATGGCATAATTTCTTTTTATTAATTTTTATTTAAAAGTTTAATAATTTATATATTAAATTAATTATTTCTTTATACTATATATTATAATAAAAAACTGCTTTTTTAATAACATATAGTATAAGAATTAATTTAACTTATTACAAAGTTTTGTGTTGACGTGCGAAATCTTCAATTGGAGTGTTTTTCTTAACATAAACAACGTTAATTTTACCATCTTTAGCACTAGCACGCTCTTCAAAATCACCTAAGAAATTGTTTTCTTTAGCTTTCTTTAACAAAAATTCTTTGTTGAATACCAATTTACCATCTTTAGCTTTCTCTTCAAGTTCAGCTAATTTGTCATTGATACGTTTCTCAGCACTCGCCTTAGCATCACCTGATTCGTGTCCTGTAAACTTTTTTCTAATATTCCCTAATATACCTTCTTCTTCATTGATTGAATAAGATTCGAAAGTTTTTAAATGTTTCATAATTTATAGTATTTTATTTTTTATTATATATTAAATAAAAATACCGGTTTTTCTACCCATTTTATAAAGTATTTTTTATATCTTTGTCTATGAAAAATAACATATAAAAACAACAGATATGGCTTGGGAAAAGAGATTTAGAGATTATGGTGTATTGAAAATCGAAAAGAATAATGTTCGAGTTCATAGTGGAGCACAGCAATACGATTCTATTTACATCAATGAAGGTGGTATTCAAAACGCATTATGGTCTGGTGACTCTATTGTAGTTTATCTAGCTAATAACAAGGTTAGACGATATACAGCAAGTCAAACATATCAGAACGTATAAATAAAAAGCAACCATTAAGGTTGCTTTTTGTTAAAATTTAGGCATACTATTCGTCATATTTTTCATCATAGAACCAGTGTCCATATTCGGCATTGAAGATTTTTGTTGATCCTCATCTGTCTTACGCTGTTTCTCTTCATCTTCAAGGATTTCATTAACAATATTAATGTTTTCTTCTAACATCCAATACGGCCATTCATCCATAGAAATTTCTTGTGTATGAAAATGTTTCTGTAAAAGAAGCTTATTTTTTGATATATGCTTCAAAGGCATCATGAATAACGAAAATACTTGACGCTCCGTTGGGAAACTGCATTTCTGCGTGAACCTCCTCACCGCACTGACATGATTTTCTTAATTCTTTAATACCGAAGGTCATCATACCAACAGCAGCATTTAAAAATTGGAATGATTGATCATCAATTTGTTCAAACTCTGCAAGTTTAGCTTTTATACCATCGTAAGTAATGCTTGATCTACCACCTAACATAAATGGAATTATTTTTAAGAATGATAAATTTGGCGAAACCTTATCATTATTCTCTTTAATAATGTAGTCTGTAAAAGCTTTTTGTAAACCAATGTTTGGTGGTGTTATATCAAACTTATTACCATTTTTAGTTTCGAAGCTATATGACTTAGTAGAAGCATTGAAATACTTCTCTAATTTAGAATCGATAACGTGAAAGCTAAAGTTCTTTCTATTAAGCTCTAATGAATTATCTAATCCACAAGTACATTTAGCATTAACAGTCAATGAATTTCCTTGTTGGAAAGTTAATTCTCTTATTAAGAAAATAAGAAATAATCTATCTTGATCCTTAACTTCTAAAAATGAACCCATTCTACCATCAGGATATTTAACTCTAACACATTCCTGTAACATATAATTCATCTTCTCAACAATATCATAAAAGTTATTATCATCAACCATAGAATATGCTTGAATCTCTTTAACTTTAGCAGGTCTAACCTGAAATAGTGTTCCTTGTGGGTAGAATCTACCGCAAGGTAATTCTCTAACATCACAATTAAAGAATTGCAACTCATCAACTTTAAGAGATTGCTGAGATGTTTCTTGTGCGAAAGGAATGTCTGATGCAAATACGTTTGAATTTGAACCTTTATTCGAATCAACATCTCCAAGGTGTCTCATAAGATAGTCTTGTTCAGTTAATTCTTCTTTTTTATTATCCGACATAATTTTTAATATTTTTTATAACATATATATTCTATATACTTCCGTTCCTAGATAAAAAAAGAGGTAAACTTTCGTCTACCTCTTTTTTCAATTATTTATTCTAATTATGCATTTATAAATCCACCAGAAGCAATTGTTCCAGTACTTAATATTGTTATGTTATTAACAATGATACCCATTCCTTTGATTATCTCAATATATGTATCTAAGATACCCATTTGATTATCAATAACCTCAGCGGTATTGTTCTCATCATCCATTTTATTAAAGTAGTTGTATAAACCATTTTTACTAACGAATGTTTCACAGATAACGTCAGCTCTTAATTTGATTTCAGCTCTAACATCTGGAGTATTAAACTTCCATTGGTAGTCAAGCAACATTCTTGATAATTCTCTTTCAAGTTCTATCAATACCTCTCTAGAGTGTATGTAAGAAAGTGCTGATTTATATAGAGTTTGAGCGGTATTCTCAGTTTCTATAATATAACCTCTATTTCTTTTTAACACAATTGGGTTCATTTGCGCTTGATTTAAGAACTCAATATCTTCTGGAGTATAATCTATTTCAAGTCCAGCGATATTAGTCACTTTACCATTCGTAACACCAGCTGCTATCGTCCAAGGAGTAACAGAGCTAATATTAGAAATATGTTTTCTAACGTAAGTAGTTGCTACATATGATGCAGGTGGGAAATTAAGAGGTCTACCATTGTCATTAACTGTAACATAAGGTGTGAAATATCCTGTACAAGTTGTACCGGCACCATCACCGAATGAGTATAAGAACGCAGGGTTACTTTCAGGATCTCCTCCTTTAGCAATATACTCTACTTGTAAAACACCTTCCGAATCAACGAAGCTAGGTGAAGAAGAGTTTTTGAATGATTTGATAGAAGGCATGTTTATGAATCCAAATGCTTCTAATCTAGCACCACAAATATCAACTAATTGTTGTTTAGATCTTTCAGTTAAACCTAATCCGAATGAATCCACTAAGTATCTAAAGTCAAAAGCTTCTTTATTAATAAGTGATTTGAATAAAGGCGTACCTTTAGAAACCAAGTTAAGAATTTGATTTTGCTTAGACTCAGTACCATCAGGCATAGAATCTTGTCTAATTTTAAATCCAGCTAATGTTATAGCTTTGTATGTATCAGCATATTGGTCAACTGATGAATATTTAGTTGCTTGCCCGTCAGTTATTCTTATAGCAGTGTCACAAGAAATTTCTGTTAAAGTCACATCACCAGAATATTGTCTTTTGCTCAAAATTCTTGTAAGTTTTCTCAAACCTTCAGTTTCAGCTTCGAAGAAATCACCAACTTTAATGTTAGCATATCTCTCACCATTGATTAATATTTTATTAGGTGATAAGATATCATTAACGTCAACTGTTTCTTTTAAGTTAGCTTTAGAAGATACAATTGTTATAGTATTATTTGCTTCTGTATCATCTAATTCAAGAACTGATCCAGTTTCATCTACATAATATACAGTAAGTAAATCGTTTTCATCGAAGAACATTTTAAGATAGAATTTCTCATTCTCATCAGTACCAAGTCCAATAAAGTAATCACCATTGTTAATATCTCCATTATAGAAATCAGTATAGAAATCTGAATATTTACCAACAATACCAACATTTTCAACATCAGCCTTTGCATCTCCAGAAGTTAAACCATTCACACCCATAATGAATTCATTATCATCGATATAGAATGTAGCGAAACCGTTTAGTAAATTACTTAAATCTGTTCCAGTAGGTATATTAGTTCCTAAAACGAATTTTGAGTTACCAGTAACATTAGATCTAGTGCTTATTAATTTAGCACCGGCTAAGCTATATTTTGTATATGTATTAGTATCTAACACCATAGAAACTTTCTCTATGTTAGCACCAAATATATCAATTAAACCATTATACATTTTAAGCTTTCTGTATTGCTCATAGTTTTTAACATCAGTATGTCCATTAGTATTTGTTCCAATGAATTCGAATTCGAATACGTTACTGAATGTTGTTCCAGCAGGTGCAGAAACCGAAGTTATTGTGAAGTCGTTACCAACTTGTAAATCATTAAATCCAGAATCATTAACCGCAACATCATAAATGTTAAATGAATCTGTGTTTATCTCACCATCCTCAATACGGAAATTCACATAACCCAATACAATATCAGTTGCATCAACAGAAGGACGTGTATTCGGAGCTACTGTATCTTTCATAACAATAACACCTTCTGTATTAAGAACGAATGTTACTATATACGAAGCAGATGCAGTAAGCGGATAAGATGATGCATTTATAACAAGTGTAGAACCAGTAACTCCAAAAACCGGAATATATTTACCACCGATTATAGCATAACCACCATCATTATAATATGATGTACTGATAT